AAGAGAGAATGGATATATTTCTTGGATCCTGAAGATTACCCTGACCATGCTTGTCCTGCTGAATGTGATCAGCAGATTATTGATGAATTTGAGAAAATGCGTGAAATGTTGAGAAGTGGTGAACGTTGTTATGCAATCTTTAAGGCTTGTGTCAAAGATGAGCCTACTAAGATTGGAAAGGACAAAGTTCGCGTTTTTCAGGCTGCGGATTGGGCATTTCAAATGCTTGTTCGCATGTATTTCTTGCCTTTAGCTCGTATTCTTTCATTGTTCCCCTTGGTGTCTGAGTGTGCTGTTGGAGTCAACGCACAAGGCCCCGAGTGGAACGATTTGGCAGTTCATATGCGCAAATTTGGACTTGATCGTATTCTTGCTGGTGATTACAGTAAGTACGATCTGCGTATGCCTGCCTCTTTGATCATTGCTGCTTTTAAGGTTTTGGTTAATATCGCAGAGGAATGTGGACAGTATTCTAGTGATGATATTATGATCATGAAGGGTATCTGCACAGAGATTGCTTTTTCTTGTGTAGCCTACAATGGTGATATTATTATTCATCGTGGTTCAAATCCTTCGGGACAGAACCTTACTGTTTACATCAATTGCATTGTTAATTCTCTTTTGCTGCGTTGTGCTTATTACCACATGTATCCAGTAGAGAATGGCAATCCAGAACCTTTTAGGCAGAATGTCGCCATTATGACTTACGGTGACGATGTCAAGGGTTCCGTTCGTTCAGGTTTTGATTGGTTTAATCATATGTCTTATGCTCAATTTTTGAAAGAGCGTGGAATGGTTTTTACTATGCCCGATAAGGAATCGGAACCTACACCTTACATGAAGGATAGTGATGCTGATTTTTTGAAGCGTCACAACCATTTTAGTGAGGAAACAGGTCTTATCCATGGTGTGTTGGATGAGGCTTCTATTTTTAAGTCACTACATACCGTGCTCAAGTCTAATGCTGTATCCACTCTCGATCAGTCCGCAATGAATATTGATGGAGCACTGAGGGAATGGTGGCAGTATGGACCTGAGATGTATGAGAAGCGACGTGCTCAGATGCAGAAGGTAGCCCAGCGTGCTGGAATTACCCATATGTGTGATGAACTCGAAACTTCTTATGCAACCCGTCTTGCAATGTTTAAGGAGAAATATGATCTTGGTATTACCATGACTCAATTCTGCTAAATATTGCTTTCGTCCTGGGATGACATAAAACTCATCCTACTCCAGAACCATCCGTAGTATAAGTTTAAAATGGTTGTGAAGTATTGGATACCATATGTACAGTATTTTTGTGGTTATTAGTGTAAATATAGGCTTGCTTCATATAGACATTCTCCCGGTGAGAATACCTGTTTTCACAGGAGACTTCGTCAGTCATACAAATTACATGCAGGGGGTGCTCTGAGCGATGCACCTACCCCAAGTTCATAAATTGCTTACTACTCAATATAATGAAAAAGAAAATCAAGCGGAAGGAGACGCCGCATTTACAGTCTCCAAAACCCCAAGAGAATCGGCAGAACAGAATGTTCACTTTGTCGATGGTGACACGCCTTGGTCGTATGATATTACGGCGAATCCTGATGAGACAACTAAGCTTGCAGGATTTTCCGACGCTCAGCTCGGGGACTTCCTTAGCAGACCTGTCAAGATCAAGGAGTATCAGTGGACGCCTGGCGTTGCGTTGTCAGTTACACGCTTCAATCCGTGGACGGAATTTTTCAATAATGCTGATGTTCTTGATAAAATTAATCGTTATCGTAATCTTCGCTGCAACTTGCGCTTGAAGGTTCTCGTTAATGGTAACAGTTTTTATTATGGACGTGCTTTGTTGTCTTATAATCCGTACATTGCCAATGATCAAGTGACTGTCAATAGGGCATTTATCGCTCAAGATCTTATCCAAGCATCTCAAAAACCTCATCTATTGTTAGATCCTACAACATCGCAGGGTGGGGAAATGCTATTGCCATTTTTGTGGCCTGAGAATTATCTTGATATTACTGTGGCAGGATGGGATGATAACATGGGAGAAATTGATATCCACGATTTTGATGTTTTACAACACGCGAATGGTGGAACAGATCCTATAACTGTTTCTGTATTTTGCTGGGCAGAGAATCTCACTTTAGCTGTTCCAACTACTAATCAAGCTCAGGGAGCTGTTGAGGATGCAGAATTGGATGAATTGGGCTTTCCTTTATCATACCATGAACAAGCAGGAAAATCTAAGAAGCGATCGACTATGAAAGCCAATAATCAATCAAGTAATGATGAATTTACCAAGGATGGGCTCATCAGTAAACCTGCTTCTGCTATTGCAAAAGCAGCTGATGCTTTATCCATGATTCCAGTACTTTCACCATATGCCAAGGCAACTTCGATGGTTTCAACGCGCATTGGAGATATTGCTAAATTATTTGGTTATTCTCGTCCTCAAGTGTTGGATGATGCAAGACCATACGTACCTAGATATGTGGGTAATCTCGCAAATTCTGATGCGCCAGAACCACTGGTGAAATTGTCACTTGATTCCAAAAACGAATTATCTATTGATACTCGTGTTATGGGATTAGGTGGTGAGGATGAATTAACGATTAATTCTATATGTCAACGATGGTCCTATTGGCGTCAATTTGATTGGCCTGAGGCGGCGACTACTGATACTATGCTCACTTCAATGATTGTTGCTCCAATTTATGGAGATACTGTTGTTGCAGCACCTGTGACAGAAATCCATAGTACTGCATTGGCTTATGGAGCAACACCATTTGAAGCATGGCAAGGTACGATCAAGTTTCGATTCAATGTGGTTTGTTCTGAGTACCATCGTGGTCGTCTGAGGATTGTTTATAATCCCGTGACGAGTCCTGCAGGTGCCATACCCTTTAATCAAACTTATTCGACAATTATTGATATCTCTGAAAATAGGGATTTCGAATATGAAGTCAAATGGGCTGATATTAGGGCATGGGCACGAAAT